GGTGAGCGTGACGCCAGTGATCGCTTCAAAGATCTCAGCAGTGCGGGAGTAGTCCACGCTTGGGTGGTCATACAGTGCGCCACGCTGACCATGCACCAGGGCGTTGGCTTCAGCGGTGACAGAGTCCCACATCGGGCTTTGGCTTTCCACGGTTGCCTCCTGCGGGCGCTAGTGAATTGTCTGTGTGAACTTGGCGAGGCTTACGCCTTCGTAGCGGCGACACAGATAGTCGAGGCTGACGAACATGGGGTCGTAGCTGCCGTCTTCGACCTGGTGCTTGACGATGAGGCCACGCCAGTGAGCGTTGCCCTGCGGGCCTTTGTAATCCTCGTCATGCAGGTAGCAAGCGCCGGCGATGAGGCCATGCTGACTGCCACCAGCGACGAAGCGAATGGCGTAGTCGAGAGTTTGTTGGTGGCCCATCGTGAACGTGTGGCCGATCTGCTTGAGTCGACCTGCCGCTGCGCCGCCCAATGGGCGGCCACTCATCGGCTGGACATAAACGTGGCAGTAGCCGACACCATCGATGAAGACGGGCCGTAGGTATTCGTGAACAGTCCAGCCGTGCGACTCATAGTTCAGATCGTCGGTGGAGATGAGGCCGTGCAGTTTCGGGTCGTCATTCGTTGCCCGATTGATGCGGTCCTCATGGTTGCCGAGCGTGAGGTGCAGCTCGGGCTTGTAGAGCTTGTCTTTGACTCGCCGCTGGTGATCGTTGAAACGCTCGAGCGGTGCGCACAGAATGTCGAAGGCTTCGTTGGCTGCTTCGATGTCATCGTTGTACCGGCGACCCTCGAAGGATCGCTTGCCTACGTCGTAACTGCTCAGGCTTGGCATGTCGGCGTGATCGCCAAGATGCACCACCACGTCGGGCTTGCGCTCGATGATGTAGGCACCGATCCACTCAAGGTGAACAGTCGGCACTCCTGGCTTCGCCTGAGTGTCAGGGATCACCAAGTGTGTGCGCGTTGTTTCAGACATGCAGTCGCCCGTCTGTCGAGGATTAGAACTACCAGCGGCGCTTGCGTTGATGATGCACAGCCTCGTGGCGTTGCAGGTTGTCGGCAACGTCTTCGACCTTGTGGTCAATGTCCTTGACGGTGCTCATCACTTCGTCGAAGCGTTCGCTGCTTGAGCGAAGATTGTGATCGTGCTGGTCACGGTTCTCGGTGCGCGGTTTCAACACCACAACAAACAAGGTAGTGATGGAACCAAGCACAAGAGAGATGCCGGTAAGTATCGCAATCCATTCAGCAGCGCCGAAGCCAGGAGCGTCAGAGACGCTCGTCGATACTTGAGCGAGCATGGTGTTACTTCTTGGAATCGTTGATTGACGGCACGAGGCCGAAGTTGCCAAGCACGCCAGGAGCGACGTTGCCAATCATCGGGATGCCAGCCTGCATTGCTGAGGCATAGGCATCAGCGTCGAGGTGCACGGCGAGGTTGCCTGGCTGGGTGATGCGATAGACAGCACCGTCACGGGGGTCACGAATGAGAGCATCTTTCACGTTGTCCTCCTCAGGACTTGGAGTTGGTGCGGTGTAAGGCGGGCGCGCAATCTCAGCGATGCCGCCACCGTTGAAGGGGTGCCAGAGTCGACAGACTCGTGAGCCGTTGACGTTGCCGTTGATGGCGGTGACGCCGTTTGCGTCCACGCTTTCCACCATTGCGATGTGGTCGTAGCCGCCCGGCGTGGAGTTCCATTCGAAGGCGATGAGATCGCCAGGCTGAGCGGTGCGGATGTCGTAAGAGTTGCGGCCTTCGCTGCGGTACTGATCGAACAGACCAGATACCCACGCATAGTGAGTATCAATGCCAGCAGCGGTGAGGCAGTAGCTCTGGAACGCACAGCACCAGGCAGACCCATAGGGCAGCGGGTACCAATCCCAGAAACGGTTGCCACCTTCGCCGAGGAAGCTGCGCTCGATGTTGAGAACCTCGTCGACGGTAGTCATCAGACCGGTGCGCCCGATGAGCCGATGTCTTCGACCAGCAGAGACATGGGATTGGTGGCACTTGCAAGGTATTGATGATTTGTTCCGACAGCCGCTGTGGAGTAGATGTTGCATGAAAGTGCGGTATTGGTTGCGGTTGCTACATACATGGCAACGACGTTGCAACCATTCTCTGCTGACGTTACTTGAGAGGTGAACACACGCTGACCAGCGATGGCTGCCCCGCCAACTGTGATTTGAACGGTGGCGCAATTGAGTGCAGCAGTAGCGAAGTAGCCGGGGACGTGCGCGGTAATACGGTAACGGCGACGGTTCACCACGCTGATGGTGTTACCGGTCAGGATCGTGACATTGTTTCCGCTTGTGACATTGCTGGTTACTTCCGTGTATTGAACATACCCCCACGGAGCGTTCCAGCCTGGGCCTCGTCGCCAAGCGGTGCCGTTGTAAGTGTAAAGACCCTCTGACGAGTCGGCGCTGCCGATGTAGGCAACCATGCCTGCAACCGGCGAAGTGATCGCTGCGTCACGAGCGGTGGTCGTCGCGAAATACATGACCGACTGGTTCTGGCAGTAGTTGTTCAGATCTGCAGCGGTGAGCACTGAGGCTGCCGTGAAAGTTTTGAATCCTGAACCCATAAGAGTCTCCTAATAGCCGAGCAGGTTTGTGCCGAGAACGCCGAACGTCGACGAGTCAAGAATGAAGAACGCCAGCGGTGCAGGCGAGAGGTTGTATGTCGACGACCAGCTCATCGGGCCGATGTCATGTGAGACACCTTCGATGAGCAGCTCTTTGCTGATGACCGAGCCAACGCTTTGTGGTCGTCGCTTCACCGTGATGCGTGTGCCGATCTCGTCACCGATAAGTCCGGTGTAGATCGTGGTATTCGCTCGAGGAGTAAAGCCGAGCGACCCAATGCGCATTGCTGGCTGTTTGTAAAGAGCAAGCCGAACGTTGGCAGCGTCAACGATCGCCTGGTCGGTGTTATTGATGAGACCAGATTGCGAGTCGGTGCGAATGAAGTATTGACCCTGTGAGGTGGTGTCGTTAGTCGTGAACGTGGGCCCGTTCTGTCTACCGATGACGACCCTGTTCTTGACGAGTTGGTCGTTGTAGATGAACTCGATGTTCGTGAATGGCAGTTCACTGGTTGAGTCACCGAAGGTGCGCTGCGAGGTGTTGTAGGTGGCAGTCGTCGCTAACACATTGTGCGAGATGAAAGCAACCTTGCCTGAGCCGTCAATGAACAAACGACCTTGGTCTGCGTCTTCGCATTCTTTCAACGCCGCCAGCAGAGTCTTGCCCTGAGAGTCGATTCCCTGCACCGTTGAGGTTGCGGTGGTGAGGTTGGTGCCGTCACTCATCCAACCAGCCATTGTGAGCAGTGACGTGATTCGTGCAGACGCAGTTTGACCGGTGAGGTAGGTGCCTTTGCCCATCGCGTAACGATTTGCAATTTGTGCATCTGTGAGGTTGGAACCGTCAAAGACAATCTCGTCAATGGTGCCGGTGAAGTTGCTGGTGAAGTCATAAGTCCCACTGGTCGTGCCGGTGAAAGGACCACCAACGACGTCTTTGGGGTTTGAATCGTTCGCCGCTGTGGTGGAGGTCGATGATGTGGCCTCGACGCCATCTACCCACAAGCGCGTCGCCGTGCCACTATTAGTTCGGCGTGCATAAACGAAATGCGGTTTGCCGTCGTTGACAGTAATTGCCGACGAAAGAATAAAGCAATAGGAAATAAAGACGTTGTCGCCAATTTGCGCTTGAATTGTTCCAACGCCGCTTGAAACGACCATGCCGAAAGCGGTTCTGTTTTCAGGAATCTGTGACGCAGAAGAGAAGATGCCGTAGCGTCCATCAGTTGTGGTTGAAGTTTTAATCCATGCACTAACAGCCATAGCCGAGCCAGAGCTGTAAGACTTAGAAAGACTTGAACCCGTGGCGCTGACGTATCTGCCACCGTCAAACTGTGTCGCAAGGTTTGAGTCGGTTGGCACAATGCTTGAAGTTGAGAGAGACGAACTTGCTGCACCAGCAGTTGTGAACCAACTGCCAACGTTCGCACCTCTGATCGTGTCAAATAGCGACGTTGATCCTGCAACTTCGTCCATGCGATACCAAGCAAGAGCGCTATCGGCTCGCACCGAGTATTCCCAATACGACGGCAGGGTGATGAGGTTCATCACTTTGAACGCGTCCGAGGCGGTGACGATTGTGGTGGCGTCGCTCGGGTTTGTGTATTGCTGATTCCATTGATCAACGAAGCCGAAGAAGATGCCAGTGGCAGAGCCGCTTGGTGGTGTGGCTTTGATGCGAATCGGTCGCCCTGGTGTCAGCTTGCCGTAGTAAGTCCCTGAGGCGTACTCGGGGTCGTACTTGCGGTCGGCGTTGGCGAAGACGATCTGGCAGCTGCCAGTGGTGAATGAGTCAAGCTCTGATGAGCGGCCGCGTTTGATTGAACATGAGCGCACATCAGAGCTCACGTCAGTCCAAGTGATTGAGGCCAGCGTTGAGTTCAGTGGAACGGTGCCAGATCCAGCACTAGTTGAAAAGCCGATCTCGACGGTGAGAACTACGCCGTCGGCGAGCGTGACGCTCATGCCGCTCTCCAGCCGTCGCCGCTGCGACGCTCATAGGCAGCAATCGATTCAACGATCGTCTGCCCGATTGAGGCTTTGTCGGCAGTTGCTGCGACGTTCACGTTGATGTTGTAGACAGCCGTGCTGCCGCCGCCACTTGAGGAAAGCATCTGCTTTGTCTTCTGGGCAGTGACGATCGTGCCGGCGCTATCTGGCCAGAAGATCTCGGGGCCGAGTTCGCCGACGAGGTGCGGCTGAGATGGGCGACCGCCCATTGCCATACCAGGACCAACTCGACCGCCCATTGCCTTACCGCTGTAGTTGTAGGCCGAAGGCGAGTGGGCAAGGCGATTGAGTTCTTGAACTCGATTGATCAAGTTTTCAATGTTTTGAGCGGCTTCCCAAGTATCGGCGTGCACATAGGTGTGAACATCGGGTGGGATTGACTCGGCAGCAATTTTCACAAGTCCTAATTGCCAAGCAAGTTGCTGGGCTTGCTCTTTAGTAATTGCGCCGCTAGCTGCCCAACTGTTGATCTTGTCGATAGAAGCTTGCAACTTTTCGGGATGTTGCTCAACTTCCGCTTTGAGAGTTTTCATTGCAATTTCAAGATCCAAACTAGATCTGCCCAGGGCTGTCGTAGTCGAGCCGGCTTTTGATTGAGCATCGGCAAGCGCACTCTCAGCGTCAGCAACCGCTTTTGGATCGCCACCGGCGCGCGCAGCATTGAGATCGTTTTGCGCTTTTGTAACGTCAGCCATTGCTTTGGCTTGCGCTCGTTGAGCTTCAGCTTGAGCAGTGGCCGCACTTGCAGCGGCGAAAAATGGGTCCATTGCAGCGTGCAATGCGTCGGCGACTGCTTTGATGGCGGTCACATGATCACTGGTTGCAACAGCTGCATCGGCTTCGGCTTGAGCAAGTGTCTTGACCGGAGCGATTGAACCAGCAACTTGAGCTCGAAATGGCGCATAAAACTTGGCGGCTTCATCTGCGGATGCTCCGTTGCGAATCATCCTACCTTCGAGATAATCCAAAGCGGCTGAAGCCGCAGGTGCACCATCGGATTCAATCAAATTGCTGATTGACGTTTTGAGTTTTCCGATGGCTGCTGTTGCATCATCGGTGCGGTTTTTGTTGTCAAGCAAAACGCCGGCGGTCAAATAGAACTGGCCGGTCAAAGCCCCGTAGACACCTAAAGCTTGTTTCCATCCATCGGTGTTGCTGATGAGGTTTGACCAGAAACTTGTGTGTTTTGAAGCGTCACCAAGACGTTCCATTTTTGTTGAGAGTTCATCAGTCACCTGACCGGTGGCAGACAAGTCGCGCAGATTTGCGGTCAAATCTTGAACAGATCCCACCGAAGCGTAGGACGCATTGTTCAATCCAATAAGTTTTGAAGTGGCAACTGCGGCGGCAATGCCAACAGCAACCATCCCACCAATCATCGGCAATGACATTTCCGACGACAGTGCTTGCACGATTTTGAGTTCTTGAAATGCGGTGGTGATTTTCTTTATTTGTCCAGCGACCATGAGCACAGTGCCGCCAAATAGCAGCAAACCGCCGCCAAACACCACAAACTCACCAGCTGCGTCTCGAACCGGTGTCGGGATGTTTTTGAAGATGTTGGTGAAATCAGTTAGCAACGGAATGATCGTGTTGCCAATGTCGACTTTCAATCCATCAAACGCTGCCGACAGTTCGCGCTGGGAGACGCGGTATTTCTTGATTGCATCAACATTGTCTTGTGACAACACAAGACCCATTTTTTCGGCTTCTTTGTAGAAAGCCTTGATGCCTTCTGATCCTTTATTCAAAAGCGGCACCATGCTCATGCCATTGCGACCAAGAAGTTGCAACGCAAGAGCCGTCTTTTCGGCACCGTCTGGCATTTGCTTGAACTTGTCGGCAATTTCTGGCAAGAACTGTGCCATTGATTTCAACGAGCCGTTTGAGTTGCGTGCTTCAACGCCAAGTTTTGCAAAGGCAGGATTGCCCGTTTCCATCGTTTTGGAAAGTTTGCCAAGCCCAGTAGTGAGATCGTCAACGTTGACGCCAGTCATCCGAGCGGCAAACGCAAGCTTGGATGACTCCTCTGCTGTCATGCCGGTGTAGCGCTGAAGCTTCATTACCTGGACGCCCAGATCAACCGTCGTGCTAGCGGCAGAGATTCCAACGGCAAGAAGGCCGGCACCTGCGGCAACCATGCCAGCGCCGACCTTTGTCATGTTTGCTGAAAGTGTTGAACCTGCCGCGCCTGCTTTGCCGAGATCTTTCTCGGCGGAGTCGGCAACTTTTTTCATTTCGCTCAATGCACCAGCTGCGTCAGCGGTGATGAGGATCGCAAGGCGTTCAAGTAATGCCACGGAACTACTCCTTGCGAAAGAGGAAGAGTGCAAGATCGCCAAGTCGCTGGCGACGAATTACATCTGGTGGCCAGTCGTATCGATTGGCAAAGCTGACCAGGTAATCGGTCAGGCTGGGGTATCTAAAGGGGCCGGGTTGACCTCGGTGCGCTTGATCGCGCTGAGAAGATCCACCACCTTGAGGGCTTTGAGTTTCTCGTTTGCTTCGTCAGGGGTCAGACCTTGACGCTGTGAAAGACATGCAGCGAGGATTGCTCGACTGTGAGCAGCAGAGCGCACAGGGTCAATCTCTGCCCAGGTGCAATTCGCCATGCGTTCAATGAGCATTGCTTCATCAAGAGTGAGGTCATCTTCTGACAAGCACAGATCAAGTTCGGCCAAATCAATTGACCATTTCATTGCAGCGGCACCTTCAGCGAAACGCAACTGAATCGCTTCTAGAACGGTGCCGAGGTCGCCGTCGAGATCGCCGGCGGCGATGTGTTGGGCGATGTCTTGACCTGAGGGTGCTGTCATTAGAGGGCTCCTATGATTGATTTACCGGCACCGAAGCCGGCTTTGGCGAGGGCGAGTTTGTATTCGGCTGCGTAGGTATCGGGGCCGATGCGGATTGCTGCTGCTTTCGCTGCTGGCCAGACGCTTGTCTTGCCGCCAGTGCCAGGGTGAAAGGCATAGGCACGCAGGTTGCCGCCGATGGTCAACGCTTGCTTGCCATTGAAAGATCGAGTGACGCCACCTCTGTTGGTGACTGTTGCAGCTCGCATCTTGCCGAACGCTCCACGGTTACTGCCGCCGAACGCTGCGTTGGCTCCAAGTTTCTTTGATCGAGCATTGATGCCGCCGCGAGTAGCGAGCCGCTTCGCTCCGATCATGTGTTGCTTTGTGTTGCCGAAGACCAGGTGAACTGGACCACGAAACGAGACAAGCGTTGTGGCGTTCATTCCACCTTGCACGTCGTAACCGACGTTCCACTTGCGGCGCGCGATCTTGTTGCTCGGGCTGATGCCACCTTGTGACTGAGCGATGCCCAGCCACGCAGTCTTGACAGCCATGCCGGCCTTGTTGGCTCCTTGTTTTTTTGCGTCGGGAAACGTGTTCTGCACGTTCTTGCACTTCTTTACGAAGGCTGCGACATCTGAGCCACCAAGACCGGAAACGGCCATCAGATCAGGTGGTGGTGCGGGTGAGGTCGCCAGAGCGGGGCCAGGTGACGCTGAGCATCGACAGATCGCCGACCTTGCCAGAGACTGGCTTGTATTGCGTCACAAGGTACGAGCCCGAGTAGAGCGGGTTCGTTGCCGAGTTGGCAGCAGAGGTTGCCTTGACAGTGACAGTGATTGCCGTGCCTCGAGCTGCCCAGAGCGTGGCGTCGACTTTGCTGGTGGCATAGTCCTGTTGAAAGCTGATGGTGATTGAACCGGACTTGAGTCCGCCAACGCGAGTTTCGTTGCCAGACGATCCAAAGTTGGTGGTCTTGACGTCAGCGGTCTCGTCGTTGATTTCAACGGAGTCGACATGGTCTGAAAGATCCACGCCGTTCACCGAGATGACCGGTGCGGTAATTACAAAAGCGGCCATGTCGGCCCTCCATAGGTACGCAAACAAACGCCACCAGGGCGCTGTTCATTGGTTGATGTGGAGAGGGTTGTGTGCTGTTACTGAATCGCGGCGAAAGCGGCGAAAGTGAGCGACCCTGACGAGCCGCCGATCGTGTACGAGATGCGCCAGTTGGCGTCAGTCGTCGTTGTTGTTGAGCTGCCGAAACCAGAGCCGATGGCGCTGATTGCACTAAGCGTGACTCGATCAGTCGGCGAAGCAAAGCCGCTTGTCGGTGCTGACTGCAACTTCGCTGTGATTGTTCGGTTGCCCGATACGGCAAGCACATGGATGCCGAAGTAAGCGGTCTGCGTTGCTGTCTGAGCGCCGAGTGTGACTGAGGTGCCAGTGCCGGTGGCGGTGACTGCCGTCGAAGGCGAGAGCACCATGCCCATCATCAAACCTTCAGCCTGAGCGGCTTCAAGGTTGGCGTCGATGCGTGCAGCGTCGCCAACCTTCATTGGTTCTTTGTAGGACTTGAGCAGACCGCGCAGTGAGTAGGTGCGATCGCCAGCGGTAACAGTGCCAGCAGTCGGGAACGCACAAGCGGTGAACAGTTCAACAACGCCACCACGGTTTGACGTGATGGCTGGTTCGCTGATTGCTGGCTCGAGGAACGTCATGACGCTGACGGTGGCGTCTTCAATGCCGGCAATGTTCTTGACGTTGCCACTATCGGCGAACGTCGTCACGGGCACCGTCGTGAACGATGAGTCAATGCTGACCTCGTTGGCGGCGCTGGTGAGGTCGTAGCCGCCATACCAGATGGCGCAGTCTCTAAGGATGGGCACGAATGACTCCTAGCGTGCGTAGACAGTCACCGAGAACTCGCCGCCCCAATACTGGAGCGATGCGACTTCCTCGGAGTTGAGTGGGCGAAACGATTCGACGATGAGCGATTCAGCGACACCACCGAGGGTGGGGTCTGCTTCGATCGCTGCTCTCACCGAAGTTGATGAGCCGGGATCGGCGAAGGTGTCGAGCGTGTGGGCTGCTTCGTCGAGCAGACCTTGAGCGACGAGCACATAGATGCGGAAGGCGTAGGACTTGAGTGCCGTCGTCGAGTTGAAGCTGCGGTGGTATTCGATCGTTGGTGTGATGACGACCGCTGCCGGTGGGGTTACTTGCCCTGGCTCAGCCGAGTAGGTGTTGAGTCCGGTGATCGTTGACAGTGCCGTCACCAGGCCGGTGCGGATCTGAGCGACCGTGCTCATGCTGCACCGATAATCGAATCACCTGAGCGATAGGGACGGAGCAGCTGCACGGCTTGAGGGCTCATCTTGCCAATGCGCACTGCACCCATCTCACCGAAGCCAGCAACACCGAATGGTGCTTCACGCAGCTTGAAGATCTCGCCAGCGATAATCAGACATGCCTGTCGGACGGGCTCAGGAACTGTCGCCCATCCCCATTTGGCAGTGACTTGAATCGGAGGCAACTTCGTGTTGAGTGGCAGCACTGGAGTTGTCCAGCGCAGTCGCCACACAGGCAAGCCGCTGAGACCATCAGCGACGCCGTTGAGGGGTTCGGGGGTGAAGTCAACGCCCGAGGTGTAGGTGTTGTCGTAGGTGCCGTCGTCGTTGCCTGACACCTTCACTGATGTGATCGTCCAGGCATCGTCGATGATTGCGATGCGTTCGTCTTTTGACCAATACAGACGCGCTGTTGCTGAAGCGTCAGCGTAGAAACGTCGAGCCGTCCAGCCGTCAATCTCGCGCGATGCAGTATTGATTGCGCTGGCGAGGTCGTCGCCGTAGGACGCAGCAGACACGGTCATGTAGGTGGCGAGGTCGGCGGCAGTGCAATAGCCGTTGGTGACTGTGACTGTCATACGCCTGAGCCCTTCCAAGAATTGAACACAACGCCGAGTGCCACGAATGGCAGCGCCCAAGTCGGCAAGACGTGAACGCAGGCAAGTGCGAGAACGGGTGCTGCCCACTGATAGAGGCGCACAGAATCGGTAGCGACGAGCAGCTGGGAGTAGCCGAGGGCAAGAGCTGCTGCGAGTTGAGCGTCAAGACCAGCAAGGCCGACGATCATCGCTCCCCAGGGAGTGACCATTGTGAGTGGATCAGCCCAAAGGTTTGCATGGTATTTCTGTGATGCTTTGAACGGGTGCTGCAAGATCCATTTGTTCTCGGCATCGAGCACGTCGTCGCCCTGGCGCATAAGCCATCGGACGGCAACCGGCACCAGGCCGATGAGCAGCAAAGGATTCCACGCATAGACACTCGCCCAGATGGGTGAGGTTTCACGCACACAGCCGGCGACGAGTGCGAGCAGCACTGCCACTGGCCAGCAGATCGGGACCATGAGCGCAGCGCCAAGAGCGAGCGCCATCCCAGGAGCATCGACAAGAACAGGTCGACGCCAAGCAAAAGCGATACCGGGAAGGAACGCCACGCATGCCATCCACACAGAGCCCGCATAGGCCGCTGAGAGCGCGCCTAACGCGATGATGGACAGGCGCGTAGTGATTGTCCATCGGCGAGGATTCTGACCACACAGGCGCGGCAGCAACCATCGAAGATGAAACGGGCGAGCAACTCGCTGCTGTGCAGCTGCGAAATAGCGAACGCCGTCAGGAGTCAACACGAGTGCCAGCCGTTGCGGTGCGCAGCATCTGATACATCGACTCGTCGAGCGTGTAGTTGTTGCCCTTGACGTGGCCAATCTTTGCACCGGTGTGCACGAAGATCGGAAAGCCTGACGCCTTTGCAAGTTCGCAGAAGACAACGTCCTCGCTCACCCATGCGTCGATGGCCATTTGAGGGTATTCGCCGAACCATGACCACTTGCCGAGTCCCACATCTTTGCGGATCTTTTCAAGCACCGAACGGTGGATGAGTAGAAACGCACAGCCGGTGGCGTCGACTTCGACCATCGCCGATTCGGGATAGTCGTGCATGGCGGCATAGCCGCCATCGGGCTTTGAGATCAGCAGTGTCGGTACCAGTGTCGGGAAAGGCCCGGCGAAGTAGCCGTCCTGACCGAAACACAGACCGCCAACGATTGGCGCTTTGCGTTCGTGTGCGTGATGAGCGACAAGGTTGAAGTCATCAACGGTGAAGCTCATGTCGGCATCAACAAACAGCAACCAATCATCGGTGCTGCCCTCGAGGAATTGATGAACAACTCGGTTGCGTCCTCGAGTGATGCCACCACCGCAACGGACGTTGATGCGTCCGGCGAGGATGTCAGCGCGAGCTCGTGAGAGATCGCTGATCGAGATCGCAAAGTCAGAGGCCACTTCGCCTGGATCAAGCCAAGCGAGACAGACCGTGCCCTTGATTGCCATGGGAACTCCTAAAGGGTTGAGGGTGAGAGGGTGTGGGCTGGCCGGCGACCCTCGGCGTCAGCCAGCCCACGAACTACCAGTCACTGATCGCTAGATCAGTAGCCCGACGGCGCAACGAAGCCCGTGCCCGAGCACACCGAGATGGCGGTGCTGCGGCGGTATGACGTGAATGCGCTGTAGCTGTAGACCTGCAAGCGAACCTGCAAGGTGTTGGCATCGGTCTCGAAGAGAACGCGGCTACGAAGTGGACCCTCAAAGAGAGCCAGATCGGAGAAGCGAGCCACGATGACGCGGTCCTGGTCGGTGCTGTAGGTCGAGCCGATGTTCGGGTCGAGATAAACGGGGACACCAGCGATGGTGCCGACCATTCCTTCGGCGCGAACTTCGTCCGCAACGCCAGCGGCATTGAAAGGCATACCAGCAGACGGAACCACAAACGGGCGACCGTTCGTGTCAACCTGCGAGACAAGCCAGTACCAGCGGCTTGGGTTCATCACAACAGCGTCGGGAGGAAGGTAACGATTCTTCGCGACGTTAGAGATGCCCTGAGCGATAGCTGCATAGACGCCAGAACCTGTCGGCGTTGTGGCCGTGTAGGTGATGGTGTTTGTGCTGGTGTTGGTGAGTATGCCCTTGTGAGCGCCTGAGGTTCCAGCGCCACCGACAACCGCTGCACCAATCGCCTGCGCATGCGAGGCGATGAGGTCAGCGAAGACAACCTGGTCGAAGTTGATCGGGCTTTGCTCGAGGAGCGAAAGCGCGAACAGTTGCTGGCCGGCGTAAGTGTTGACCGGAGCCGTCACCGTTGCTGTTGCAATGTCGACGTTGGTTGCTGCACCGTTGTCCTGTTGAGCAGCGACGGCTGAGCCGGTGCTGATCTTCGGGAGGTTGATGGAGTCGGTACCAGCGGGGAGCTCGTACTTGCTGGACAGGTCAGCAGTGACGCGACCGGCACGAGCGAGTGAGACGTACTGGTTGAGGAGCCACAACGGAGGAACGAATTCGCCGCCCTGGCCATCGGTGCGTGACATGTTGGTGCGGGTTTCAATCGCAACCTCTTCAGCGTGACGCACAAGACGTGCGCGCGCTTCTGAGTCGAAACGACCTGGTGCTGAAGACAGTGCGAGATCCTTGAAGTAGGAGTGATCGCCGTTTTTGCGGTAGGTCATTTCGTTGGACTTCACCGAGATACGAGCTTCGGTTGCATCGGCTTCGCCGAGGTGCGCGGCTTCTGCACGCGCTTCTTGATCTTCAGCCACGACGGACTCCATTTCTGTGATGCGAGCACGAAGCTCGACGGTTTCTTCGTCGATGCCCGTGATGACTCCACGGATCTCGGCGAACTGTGTGGTCTCGAGCTCGTTGAGCTCTGACCGTTCTTCGGAAGCAGGCACGGCGAGAAGAGCTTCAAGCTCATCAGCCTTTGCAGCCCGCTCATCAAGACGGCTGCGCAACTGAGCGCGCAGCTTGTCGAGGAACTCCATGGGAGTCTCCTTTTGTTGATGGGATGGGATGCCCAGGTGCGAGGCGGGTGGAGACAAGGTGCCAAGTGCGACTTGGCGGCGTTGTCAACGGCGCGTCTAGCGGCGTGGGTTTTATTTCATACCGCTAGGCGGCGTTGGTGCGGACGACAGCCAGTTCGGCTTGTGCGTCTGCAAGCGAGACCGAACGCATCATGCCTTCGGTCTCGTCGATCTCTTCCGACATGCCTTCAGCATCTTCGGCTTCGTCGACTTCTTCCCACCAGTCAAGTGCGCAAAGCACGTTGACTAGGGCTCGAATAGATTGAGCAGCAGGTGAGCCGGCTTCAAGTTCGGCTGCTTCGCCAGCGATGAGCTGGGCGAGCAGGCTGCGAATCTGAGAGACGAGATCGTCTTCGGCTGCTTCGGCTGCGGCGTCGAGCTCGCGCTCTTCGGCCTCGGGGTGGGCGGCGTTCATTTGAGCCACGGTGGCCTCGCTTGCTGGATAGGTGACGAGGGAGGCATCAAACAGCTGCACCTCTTTGATTCGTCGTTCGGTGTAGTCCTCGTTCCACGCTTGGCGTGTTACTCGGAAGGCGAAACTCATCTGATCGACATCGCCACGCAGAACCGCTGAGCGCACCGATTGTGCATAGGGCGATTCGGGATCGAGGTCAGCGTTGACCATCATGCCCATGTCATCGGAGATGAGACGCATGGTGCCCGATGATGTGCGTGCCAGGGCAATGCCGCCATGATCGTAGAGAAGCCGAACGTCGGCACCGTCTTTGATTGACTTGGCAGTTGCGCCACGCTCGACGATTTCCATCCAGCCGCCGGCTTCGGGTCCACCGGCGATTGGGTAGGCCACGTCGTAGACGGTGGCATAGCCGCGCAAATTGAACTCTGTGTCGTTGGGTGCGGTGATGGTGGGGGCTGAGTCAACGACTCGAACCTCGACGCCGACCTTGCCACGCTTGGTGGTTCGCTCGTCGGTGAGTTTCTTGCGCTGATCTTCGTCAAGGCGATCAAGCACTTCTTCGGGGAGAGATTCAGGCCGCATTGTTCGGCTCCACTAGATCGGGTACGTCGGCAACCTTCGGTTCGTAGGTATCGCTCTGACTGTTCTTTGTTGCAAACGGTGGCCACAAGAACTCGTCGCCAAGATCATTTGGCAGCGGTGGCATGTTGTCTTCGGCACGGATCTCGTTGACCGAGCGCACGCCCATGCGCAAGCGCTGAGTCTGAATGTCGACGCGCGTCTTGGCGTCGGTGCGCAATAGTTCGTCGGTGTTGGCTCGGATGTTGTCAGTGCTGCGTAGCAGTGCCGACAATGCATGCTCAAGGCGAACGATCCACGGTCGAGCAGATAGCACCAGGAGGTGGGCCATCTTTGATTCGACGTTGATGTAGGTGTTGGTTGTGCCACCGTCTGCGCCGATCATCTCAGGCGGTACGCCGAAGATGCGTGCAATGGCAGTGGCGTTGAGGCGTGAAGTCTCAATGAACTGCGACTCATCAGGGCTGACCGTGATGGGTGTGAAGTCCAGACCAGCGCCGAGCACAGCGACAGAACGGTTGCCGTGAATGGCTTCGTTCCAGCGTTGCTTCATCACCGTGGCTTGTTCGCCGGTGAGCTGCTGATCGGTGGAGAGCACTGCTGACGGGATAGCGCCATCGCCGAACCATTTCGCACCGAAGGCTTCGGATGCAAGGCCGAGGCCGATCTGCTGGCGGGCGTAGTCAATTGGGCTGAGGCCGACTGGCGTACCGGGGACTGTGTAGGCAGGGACGTGCCACAGGTCGCCGCCGCCTTGCCACAGTGTGTGCTTTTCGCCAAGCACTCGAAACTCAAATGGACCGAGGGGGCCGAGGCGCACGACTGAGACGTAGTCGGGATGAATGATCTGAATCTTCGTGGGTTCGCCGTGCGAGCCAGTCTGTTTGATGAGGCCGTAAGCGTTGCCACGAAGCAACAGTGAACGCATCATCTGTGCGCGCCAATCGGCAGCGCTCAGCGATGGTTCGTTTGAAGGGTTGATGAGAATCGGGTGATCGGGAAGTTGCACCTGTATGCCGTCAGGCATCTGACGGAAGGCATGCCAGCCAAGTGGCGCGGTGATGTCGGTGAGCAGATTCACACACGCCCACACCGCAGCGAGACGCATGGCTGAGTCGGTGTTGACCGTCTCGCCAGAGTCTGTTGGGTAGTAGAAGCCAGGAGGTGGGATGGCGGCTTGTGAAAGCAGCACGCCTGTTCCACCACTAGAGCGTCGTTCGGCCGAAAGGCCACGCAGGATACTCACGAAGCCTCCGAGTCAAGACCAGCTGCGTACCCGATCGCACAGAGGCAGATGCCTCCGAGGATGAGTGCTGCTGGCCAGAAGATGAAAGCGGCCCCTGCGACCACCGCTGCCATGCCGATTAGTTCAAGAAGGGTGGATGCAAGTTGAGCGCGACGGATCATCGCAGCCACCTTTCGGGTGAGGGTTAGAAGATCTGTGCAGTCACGTCGACAGGTGGTGCGGCGTTTGCATGCCACACTGCTCGCTCAAAGCCGGCGACGGCACAGATGCCGAGGTCGATGTGACGGGTCGAGGCTTTCGACTCTTTGGTGGGACGAGCACCGCGCGTGTCGTACTTGAGCACCATGTTCTCAACATGGCGTGCCAAGCGAGGATCGCCATCATGGGTGAAGGCACCGTCAAGCACGGAGTCGTAGAACAACTTCCATGCCTTGACCATGCGCTCAACTGAGGCCATCGGGTATTCGATCATTGGCAAGCCCTCGTCCTCGAGCACCTGCATTGATCGTTGCCAGCGGTAGGGGTCCATGCCGATCTCGACTACTGGCATGGCGTGGGCTGAATCACGAAGCGATTGCTCAACATCGGCAACTGGCACTCGCCACTCGTTAGAGTCGGCGGGCTTTTCCCACAGTCCAGTCACCCAGACGTGCGGTGTTTCTTCGACGCTGATAGCGACGATGCCGGTGCTGTCGCCGTTCCATGATCCATCGCCCATCAGCACAACGGGTGTGCCGGGTGCGACGACTCGATCGGGTTCGGCGAGTTTTGACCAGGCACCGTGTGGCAGTGCGGCTGTGTTGCCGACCACCCAGACGTTGGTGCGCTTGGTTCTAAACTCGGCTTCGGGTGTGCGCACCAGTGTTGACTTGAAGTCTTCGATGCTGCACAGGTCGCCGTAGCCGGGGTTTGCTTCGGCCCACACTTTCGGGTCGGAGTGATCTGCTTCGGTTCCAGCCTTCGGTTCCCACCAGGCAAAGAAGAACGAGGGGTCGTTGACTTCGCCGGCGGCAACGCGCTTGCCGTGTTGGTAGAGGCGGTAGCAGAGAGAGTCACGGCCGAGGTTGTCGGTGCGGCTTCCTGCTGTGGTGATGCCGAGCAGCATTGGCTCTCGTCGAGCCGCAGCGCCGAGCTGCATCACGTTCCACAATTCATCATCGGGCTGAACGTGCAATTCGTCGAAAATGACGAATGTCGGGCTAAGTCCCTCCGACGCTCCAGCCTCACGGCTCAGCACTCGGTAGACAGATCCTGTCGACGGCACTTCGATGGCGTCTCGGTAGATCTTTGATTCGGCTGACAGTTCAGCGTCGAGCTCAACCATGCGCTTGGCAGAGTTGAACACGATGCGTGCCTGGTCTCGAGTCGAAGCGCAGCTGTAAACCTCGCCGCCTGCGTCGCCTGTGTAGAGCGAGTAGAGAGCGAGGCCAGCGCCGAGGGCTGACTTGCCGTTCTTGCGTGCCATGCCGATAAGGCCGGTGCGATGCTTGAGAGAACCGCTGGCGTCAGTGGCGAACAGGCCGTCAAGGAGACGTTCTTGCCACGGTCGCATGACGATCAGATCGCCGGCACGACCGCCGACTGATTCCTTCACTACTCGCCCATAGGCGTTGATGAAGTTTGAGACATCTTCGCCACGAGTCTTTGTGCGTGCGTTGGGTTTGAGAGTCACCCATCGCGGTGGCCAGCTAGGCGTTGTCTTTGCCACGGTTCTGTCGCAACTTTTCAAGGGTTGATTGCGCTTTCACTTCGGCGAGGCCGAGTCGAGAACGCGCAGCAGGATCAAAGCCAAGCAGCGAGAGCTGGCCGATGATTTGCTTGTCGAGATCACGCAACGCTTTGCGAGCGTCGGTTGATTGGGACTGCATCACCAGAGCACGCAAGGCTGAGCGCTCTTCAATCGACTCACGCAACATGGCGCAAGCGACGGTGTCTGTCGATGCCAACCAGGCACGACCAGCGGAGAAGACAGCCTCGAGGGTGATGACTGGATCAAGGTCGACGGGGTCGATCTCAATGGCAGCGACGGCGGCGAGGTTGCCGCCACCAGGTAGAGCGCGCTTGCCGGGATTACCCAGCGCTCGCTTCTGTTCTACGGGTTTTGCTGGGCGTCCGGCAGGCATCTGTGCCCTTTCCGCGCATTTTTATGCAGTCTGGGCATTTCGCGGCGACACACAGAAGCC